AAACTACTTGACTCTACTACAAATTTTTGATATAATAATAACTAACAAAGGAGAAAAACACTATGTCTAAAGTAAAAAACTATTATTGGGATTTAGCTGAGAAAGCTGTTGACGCTATCTTACTAGAACTTAAAAACAATGCAATCACAAAAGAAGCTGCTAAAGCAAAAATTATGGTTGTTGATAATCTTGACCTTGTCGGTATTGATGAAAACAATGTTGATGAAGTAATTGATATGGAATTAGAGACTGCCTAATGAGTAAACAAGGAACTATACATTTAACATACTGGAGAGAATACCAGGATCCTGAAGATATTGAATGGTTTAAAATTCACCATACTATCTTTAGAAATGTACCTTTATCTCAATTAAGGAGATTAAATTCAGAGACTCTAAAGAACAAGATTAAAAAATATTGTGATGATAGATACACAGAAACAGCTTCTAATGCAACAGGCAATTCTGGAGTTGACATTATACACGGTTCAGAGTATTATAGAACATATGAAGATGAGTTTGGTGACATTGCATATAGAGACAATGCATTATTTAATGATTATGGTCAACTATACAATACTAGACAATTTTTTAAACACGATTTTATGCCAGATTTTACAGAAAAATACCAATATAAGAATTTAAATAAACAATACGGAGGATACACTAATGATAATTAATATAGGTGATACAATCACAGCAAACCACGGTAGAAGTGGTGAAATAATTAATATCGGTATTGCTACTGAAGCAACTGATATAGCGGCTGAAAATGATTCAGCTTTAAATGCAAAAACTTATGATACAAGTTTAGGATATACTGGCGCTATTACATACACAGGCGACAATGGTACTTACTGGTGTTATTTCAATCAAATTGAGGACAACTTAACTGAAAAAGAAAAATCAAATGTTGATATAGCAATAGAACAGGAGAACGAATGGTGGAAATAGTAGAAGAAGATAAAGATATCTTTGATGAAAATGATAACAAAATTGGTTATTGGAGAAAACTTGAAGACGGCGCTAATGGCGACAATCTTTATGAAGTTTACTTTGATGACAGAAACGATAAAGGCGATTATCTACAATCACAAGAGTTTGTGTCAAATGATGATGAAGCCGAAGAAACAGCATATGATTATGCAAGGAGTATATAATGAAATATAATGAAGATAAAATAGTAAAAGAAATAAGCGATTACATAAAAGGTACTTATGGTGAACACTATAGTACCACAAAAGACGGTTTTCAGGTGCAAGATATGTTAAGACACTTGAATATTGATAAAGATTTTTGCCAAGCAAATGCCATTAAGTATCTTTGCAGATATGGTAAGAAAGCTGGTCGTAATAGAAAAGACCTTTTAAAGGCTGTTCATTACATTGTATTATTAATGTCAAGTGAGGACAAATAATATGTCAAATGATGTATTAGGTTATTCTTCACACGATTGGCGTAAACATACACATGACGCAGTTGTTGTAGATGATAGAGAATTTGAACAATTGAAAGTAAATAATAGTAGAGTTATATTTACTAATCCAAAGACATTAAAACAAGAGTCTGTTGATGTTTCCAGACTAATTAGGGTATTTGTTAACAATCAAGAAAGTCACAAAAGGAGTGTAAAATGATTGAAGTATTGAACCATATTGATGACCTAAAGAAGATTCGCAATCTAATGAAAACAGATGTGGACATGGCTATGAAACAATGTGAAGAGGCAATTGCTTATCACGAAAACAAGGTCAAAGAGTTTGAGAAGTGGGCTGAAGAAGAGTCTCAAAAAGAATATCCCTTTCCAGGGACCATTCCAGAGGGGGTATCATAGTACACGAAGGCTTCGATTCGTCAATCCTGGCGCATCCTGGCAGCTTTTCTGGCGAGAAAAGTCAACAAAAACACGCTTTTTTAAGGGCTTGCCATTTCCAACGAGTTGTGGTATAGTTAATGTTTAATTGAGAAAGGTAATATATTATGGCGTTTTATTCTAAAGAAAACTTGTACATTGAGTTTCAAGTTGCAACAAACAAAGACAAATCCAAGAAGAAAGAGATATACGATAATCGTATTCAATTCTGTAAAGACCATATAGAGTTGAGAAAAACCAATCCGTCTTATTATGATGGTATTGATATCAATTTTTCTAACCTGTTATCAGCGTGGTCTAGTGATAGTCCTATTGACGCATTTTACAAGACAGGTTTTGGTAAAACATTTGCCGAAGTACAGGCAGAATCAGAATCAGATAAGTTAGAAAAAGCGAGTGTGAACTAATATGGCTATTATCTATACAAACAATTCTAGTGGTGCTATTCGTAGGTTACGAAATAGAAAACCACCAAAAGCATACCTTGAGGCTCTACAGAAGCATATCAAGTATCTTGAAAAAATGGGTTTTAATGTAGATGATAAAGGTCGTATTAAATTGACAAAAGATGGTAGACATGCCATTGATATTGTAAGTAGAATGATTAAAGAAGATGACAATGTTATCAAACAACCTACTAATGCAATACCATTGTCAAATAAAATTGGTGTGGGTGGTACAAAACCCGACAATAGTTGGAAGATTGAGGCGAGTAAAAACTTTACAGTTGCTCCAGCTTACAATAAAGGTCCTTATATGGTTATCGCTAAAGAGGACATAAAAACAGCAGGGAGAAAAGTATGACATTTTTAGAAAAATGTATAGGCGTATTAGCAATATTGGTATTCATATTGATTACTGGTGTCGCTAAAGCGGAAGATAAAACAATTACTCCACAAGAGTTTGTTTCTAATGTAGCTGAAGTACCAGGTAAACTTGTTAAGTTTATTGGTAATGAAGTTGACAAAACTAAAGAGTACCAAGCAAAGAGTTGGGCGGACATGAAAACTAAATGGCCGTTTACAATGCTTAAGGGAAATAAAGATGAATCACAAAATTAGTGCATTTTGCGATAAGATAGACTCTATTAAGAGAATATCAGACGATTTAAGGGTCTTGAAATATCAGACCCCTAAATCAAACGACAGAGATTTAAAAATACAAAATCTTATTGACACTATACAGGCAGATTGTCTATTAGTGGCCAATGACAAAGGCAATTATGAAAAAAATAACTATGGTGATTATTCTGGCATTGTCCATGACAGCGTGCTCATCAATGAAAAAGAATGAAGAAGGCAAATATGAAATCAATCCAATCGGTACTATTATTAGGACTATCATTGGTGTTCCTGACCAATTGCAGCTCCGTTAATAGAAGTCATTTAGGTGCAGGCCTAGGTGGTACTACTTCAACAGCAGTATGTGTAGAGGCAGGTATTTCAAACCCATATGCTGTAGCTAGTTGTGCCGTAGTTGGTGCTTTTGCAGGTGCAGAATTAATGTACAATTCAGATTATGATGTACACAATGCCGTATTTGTAGACCATTTAAATACAAGTGGTTCAGGTTCAAGTTATACAAATTGGTATAATAAGAAAACAGGTAATTCAGGTATTATACATGTGACAAGGTCATATTTACAAGGACCTTTGAAGTGTAAAGAATATGACGCTACACTTGATATAACAAGTAGCTGGCCATTGATTGGTATTGGTGGTGTTAATAGAGAAGTGGTATTTGGTACTGCTTGTCAGTTACCGGATGGGAGATGGATAGAAAAAAGATGAGTAATAGATATAATGATAGAATAGAACAATTAGAGAACGAAGTTAAAGAAATTCAACAGGAGATTGAAATAACTAATAAGCAATCCACCATTGACAAATTAGAAGAAGACATATATAATACAGAGCAAAGTATTAAAGAATTGAAAAAATATGTTTGACCCGAGATTTAACATGAAAAGATATTTGACATGGACATTTATACTGATAATCTTTATGATTATTTCAGGCATAGCAGTTGCAGGCGAAAAAGTATTACATAGTAAAATTAAAACTATATCACCAGACAAAGTTGACGGCCAATATTGTTTTGTTAAAGTAGAGATAATACAAGAAGGCGATACAATTACAAAAAGAGAAATTTTAGAGTGTGCTGACGGTAGAAAAGCGCCAGATAGTCCAGGTTATTGGGACTTATTTGCTCAGTTTTACTACCATGATGTCAATACACCTGAATACTGCCGATATTATAGTCGGAAAGGGCATGCTTTTAAAACACCAGGAAAAGTATGTTTAGATGAAAATGGTGAATGGGAGGTGAGATAATGATTAGAAATTTAATCATAGTCGCTCTTGTTTTAGTTATAGCTTATGATGTATCTAGTGACCAAGCAATTGGTTATGTACAATCCACGCTTGCCTTTTTACAAGAGTTAGTATATAATGT